GTGGGTAGGGATAAGCGCATTAAAATAACTATTTAGTTATATTGGTCATGCTATATGCATGCAATTAGTATTACTCGACTAATTGTTTAATTTTGAGTAGGATATTCACGTAAAAAGGGGTCCATTAGAACCAAAAAGGGTTCAATGAAGAAGGCTATTAAAAAGGTCGTTCGAAAGGAGGAGCGTCGAGAAGTGCAGAAGGCGCGCTTTGCTCCATCTAAAAATAAGGCTGTTGCAGCTGTTATGCAGTCACGCAGACCTGTGCGTCAAGCACGAAAGAAAGAGGGATCATTCTTTAAGACAGGAGGACAGATGTTGGGAAGTTATTTGTTACCTGGTGTGGGAGGATTTTTGGGTCATGCTGCAGGAGGAATCTTGGATAAGATATTTGGAGGTGGAGATTATGTTATGTCAACACCTCCACAGAATAATACTTTGTTGGGTACAACAGGTGTTTCATCACAAGTTCCTGCAATGCATCAAGAAGGACTTGGTGTCCGGGTAGTCCATCGGGAATACATTGCTGATTTTGATATGACAACAGCGTTTACAGTGTCAACATTTGTGATTGATCCAACAAATGTCCATACATTTCCATGGTTGTCTCAGATTGCGGGTAGTTTTCAAGAGTATGAGATTTTTGGTTTAATATTTGAGTTTAAATCATTATCATCATTGGCTGTAACTGGAACACCAGGTATGGGTTCTATTACAGCGGCTGTTAAGTATGATGTTTATGAGCCTGCGCCAATAAATAAGACTGATTTGGCTAACTCATTGTTTGCGACATCAACTCGACCATCTAATGATATGATCATACCAGTGGAATGCAAACGCGATCAAACATCATTACCACGATTGAGGATTGCCGAACCAGGTTCAGGTGGAGCTGATTTAAGATTCTCACAATTTGGGAATTTTTATGTTGTCACACAAGGTGCTGAAGTGCCATACACTGGTGCTGGAGAAATGTGGTGTTCATTCGATATAGGATTGTATAAACCTAGGTTGAATTTGTATTCGTCAGCTAATACACCGTTTGCACATTGGAGTGTTATTGCATCACCAGATGGAAAAGACCCATTAATGGTAGATGGTACACGCACTAACAACTTTGGTGCACTTTTGCTGGAATCAGCAGTAGATTACCAAGCAATATTAACAATACCAACAGGTTCACCAGCAGGAGTGTATCATTGGTCAAGTAACAATTATTATCAAGCTACAGGTAGTACATTGTTGATATCTCCAATATCAGTTGTGACATATACAAATGTGACCCCATTTGATATGGTGTATGGAGGTGGTGAGCTGGAGTATGATACACCAACTATAGTCACAGCTAGTGGAGCATCACGTACAACAACATCATTTGGTTGGTTTGAGTATGATGGTGTTACTTCAGGACCAAGTGTCACATTTGGTATAGTTGATGATCAGTTCACTGTAACGCCGGCACCTGAAGAGAAATGGAGACCAGATGGTGACTTCATTGTATCACTCCAACCAACCAGTATAGTTTTTGTAGATCGAGTTCGTCAGAAACGATTACAAACTATGTTGCCACCAAG